GTTACATTATGGCTTAAAGGGCGAAAACTATTATTTATATGCGAGGATATTTTAATGGGTAGTATATTCGGAGGGAGTTCATCTCCACCACCACCAGACACAACTGAAATAGATGAAAGAGAAAGCAGACTAGAACGTCAAGAAACTGATGAAAAAAGAAAGATTGCTTCTCGATCTAGAGCAAGAAGAACTGGTGGATCTAATATGTTAATGACACAAAGAACTGGTGGATCGGCTGTTGGTAATCCAACACAAGAACAAACAACTCTTGGTTATGCCAGAAATTCTAGAAACACATAAAATTTTAGATGAAAAAATTTATTCGCAATCCAAAGTATAAAGAGCAACCTATTGAAGAAGAGCCTTCTGAAGAACAAGCAGAAGAAGATCAAGAAGGTGGAGAATAATTTATGGCTGAACTTTCTGTAAGTGAAATCAAAAAAAGATTTAAAAATGCTGAAGCTGAAAAAGAGCAATGGCGATCTATCTATGAAGAAGCTTATGAATACTGCCTTCCAATGAGAAATCTTTACGATGGTTATTATGATGGTAATGCTGTCGGTCAAGATAAGATGAAAAGAATTTTTGATAGTACAGCCATTCATTCTACATCACGATTTGCTAATCGCATCCAAAGTGCATTATTTCCTCCCCAGAGATCGTGGTGTAGATTGACCTCTGGTTCTGATATCCCCCCAGAACGTCAAGTTGAAGTTGAACAAATTCTTGATGATTATAATGAAAAGATGTTTAGCATTATGAATCAATCTAACTTTGACTTGGCGATGGGAGAGTTCTTACTTGATCTAGCTATTGGAACATCTGTCATGCTGATACAAGCTGGAGATGAATTAACTCCTATCAGATACACAGCAGTTCCTTCATACCAGATTTGTTTTGAAGAAGGAGCTAATGGAACTGTTGATACTGTTTACAGAAAAATGAAAAGACCATTTGATGTAATTATTAAAGAGTTTCCAGATGCTAAAATACCTAGAGAAGTTTCTGATAAATATTTGGAAGATCCTACAAAAAAAGTAGAATTACTTGAAGCAACCTACACCAAAGATGGTTTTATTTATTATTGTGTATCGACTATGGAAGGAGATCACAAACTAGTTTCTAGAACTCTTAAAGGTATGCCATTTGTGATTAGCCGATATATGGTGGCTAGTAATGAAAAATATGGGCGAGGTGTTGCATTAATGGCATTACCAGATATTAAAACTTTAAATAAGGTTACAGAATTAACTTTAAAAAATGCCAGTATTTCTATCGGTGGAGTGTTTACTGCTGTCGATGATGGAGTGTTAAATCCACAAACCATATCAATACAAGCTGGATCTGTTATAGGTGTTTCTTCCAATGGTGGAGCTAGAGGAGCTTCACTTGCTCCATTGCCTAGATCTGGGGATGCAAATATGTCCCAGATATTAACAAATGATTTAAGAGCTAACATTAAGAGAATGATGTTAGACGATGAAATTGCTCCAGAAAATATGTCTGCCAGAACAGCTTTAGAAATCCAGCATAAGATAACTTCCCTATCTGAAAACATGGGTGCTAGTTTTGGTAGACTTATTTCTGAAACATTAATTCCTATTGTTAGACGAACTTTAGAGCTTATGGATGAAATGGGAATAATTGAATTGCCATTAAAGGTAGATGGATTGCAAGTAAAGATCACTCCTATATCTCCTTTAGCTATGGCTTCTAATAAAGATAAAGTAAATGACATCTTGGCATTTTTACAGATGTCCCAGCAATTAGGAGCTGTCGGTGGATCATTGTTAAAGATGGATGCTGTAGGCGATTATATAGCTGATATGCTTGGTGTCCCCTCTTCTCTTAGAACCACTCAAGAAGAACGACAGCAGATTATGGAACAGACAATGCAATTAGCTCAACAGCAGATGCAAATGCAACAGGGACAAATGCCACAAGAGCAACCTCAAGAACAACCAGTAGGATAATTATGGTTGATACAAAATTAAAAAATGCTGGTGTTACTGCTTACAACAAACCTAAAAAAACACCTACTCATAAAACTAAATCTCATGTTGTTGTCGCTAAAGTTGGCAGTCAAACCAAAACAATACGATTTGGTCAGCAAGGAGTTTCTGGAGATGGTAGCAAAAAAACTCCTAAATCTAATTCTTTTAAGGCTAGACATTCAGCTAATATATCAAAGGGTAAAATGTCTGGTGCTTATTGGGCAAACAAAACTAAATGGAGCTAACATAGAAAGGAAAAGCTTATGCCAATGGGAAAAGGGACTTATGGAAAAACTAAAGGTAGACCACCTAAGAAAACTGGGATGACTGCCAAGCAAAAAACTTTACCAGTTTCTTTGCAGAAAAAAATAATTAAAAAGAAAAAATAATGGCTAATCAATCTGAAAAAATTAGATCAATCAATGCTGTTGGTTGGGATGGAGTTAATTCTACAGTTCAGCCTTTTAAGAATAAAACTGAACAAAATGATTTAGACATTTCTTTTGCTCAATGTTTCAACACAGAAGCTGGGCAGAATGTTTTAAAATATTTTGAAAAAGTTTATCTTGATCAACCAGCATGGATACCTTCAGCAGATCCCAGTTATGGCTATGCTAGAGAAGGACAAAATTCAGTAATAAGAGAAATCAAGCAAAGGATAAGGAGAACCTATGGCTGAAGCAGAGCAACAAGTCGAGCAGACTAATCAACCACCTCAAGGATTAATGGCAAGTGTAGAGGTAGAAAATGAAACAAATCAAGATCCAGAAAGTATTAATGAGAGTAATATCTCGCATACTGAAAGTGCTGAAGTTGCGAAAGATATTGCAGAAAGACCAGAGCATATCCCAGAGAAATTTTGGGATTCCAAAGAAGGAAAAATTAGGGACAAAGAAGCCTTCAAGTCATTATCGGAACTTGAAAAAAACTTCTCGCAAGGCAAACACAAAGTCCCAGAACAATATGACACAGAAGCCTTAACGTCTAAAGGTTATGATGTCGAAGATCCTATGGTTAAAACTTATGTTGATTGGGCAAAAGCTAATGGTGTAAATCAAAAAGGCTTTGAAGATTTAGCTAATAAAATTATAGGTTTATCTGGAGATACTAAACAAAGTTATGAATTTGAAGAAAAGGCTGAATTAGAAAAACTAGGAAATAATGCAGAAGCTATTATTAAATCTAATAAACAATGGGCAAATGGATTAGTTAATAAAGGTCAGCTCACAGAAGAAGAAAGAGCTGAAATAGATGTTTTAGGTTTTACTGCTTCTGGTCAAAGAACTCTTCAAAAGCTTAGAGCTATGATGGGAGATACAAGACAAATCCCAGTAGGAGAAACATCTTCATCTAAAGAAAGTGAATCAGAGTTTTCTGTTAGAATGTCTAATATGATGGCTGATCCTAAATATGGAAATGATCCATCTTTTACTCGAAGTGTTGAGCAAGAATATGAAAAAAGATATCCTAATAAATCTGGTTAATCTCTATAAGTACCATTTAGACTTTACAAGCTCCAGCTTGTGCTGTAATTTAAAAATAATCTATAACCTATTTTCTATAGGCAGATTTGGTTTATGTAAAAACATACGTTGCAGAACGTAATCTGTAGCCAAAGGCTGGATTTATCCAACAACCTAGATGGTGTTCATTTTTTAACTTATACAGGAGTTGATTATGTCAACAAATCTATCTCCAGCTTTCGTGCAATTATTTGATGCAGAGGTCAAACAAGCCTATCAAGGTACTTCAATGCTTCAAGGAATAGTTCGTACTAGAACTGGTGTCGAGGGATCGACAGTAAATTTTCCCACCATTGGTAAAGGATCTGCGACAGTTCGCACTCCAAGCACCGATGTTGTTCCTTTAAACACAGGTTTTGCATCTGTAGCTTGTAGTCTTACTGACTATGTAGCATCAGAATATTCTGATATGTTTAACCAACAAAAAGTAAATTTTTCAGAGAGATCTGAATTAGCAACTGTGGTTGGCTCGGCAATCGGAAGAAGGCAAGACCAAATCATCCTAGATGCATTACTATCTGCTTCTGCTGGATCTTCAGTCGCTAATACTGTAGTTACCACAGGTTCGGCATCTGCTTCTGGACTTTCGGTTGGAAAAATCATACAGGCATCTGAAAAGCTGAACATTAAAAACGTACCAGCAACAGATCGTCATATGGTTATTCATGCTTCTGGTCTAGCATCTTTACTAGCTGATGAACGAGCAATTAGTGCTGACTATGCTTCACTAAAAGCTTTGACTCAAGGTAGTGGGCAAATCGGAGAGTTCATGGGATTTACAATCCATGTATTAGGAGATCGTGACGAAGGTGGTCTTTCTAAGGATGGAAGTAATGATAGAACAAACTTTGCTTTTCATAAGTCTGCTGTGGGTTGTGCTGTCGGTATAGCTCCTAAGACTGAAATTAACTATATCCCAGAAAAAACTTCATTCTTGGTAACTGCAATGCTCTCAATGGGTGCTGTTGCTATCGATGTTGATGGTATCTGTGATATTATCACAAGGGAGGCTTAATCATGGCTTTTTCAAGAGATGGATGGAATCCTATTGGTGGGCAATCCAAAAAAGGTTCAGCTCCCCAAATCTTCTCATACACTTCAACAGATAGTGTAGCTGATGCCAATAGTGCTGGTTATTTCAATGCTGTTTCAGATGAAGTAGCTGTTGGAGATATGATCTTTGCTAACACCTCAACTGGTGGAACTTTAGTCGCAACTTTACTTTATGTTTTGACTAATGCTTCTGGAGTTGTCGATGTTAACGATGGAACAACACTAGCTAATACAGATAGTGACTAACATTTAGGAAGGAGCATCTTATGGATGCTCCTAACTATTTTATTTTGGAGTAAGAAATGGCATCTGGAGATACCGAAGTAAAAATTTGTAACAAAGCTCTTCTTCTTCTTGGTGCTGAAAGTATTACGTCTTTTACTGATGGATCTACTGCTGGAAATGCTTGTGGTTTAATTTATCCAGATGTAAAAGCAACAACACTTGGAATGTATGCTTGGTCATTCACAATAGCTAAAAAAGAATTGAATAGAGATGTAGAAACTCCTAACTCGGAATGGACATATCAGTTCACTATGCCTAACGATATGCTTACTGGAGTTCCTAGAGCTGTTAGAGCAAGTTCAACTGCTGGTAGTCCTCTTATAACTACTTGGGACATGGGAACTACTCTAGGTGGTTATTCAGCTCTACAAACAAATCAAACGACAATATTTATAGATTATCAAAGAAGTGTAGAAGAAGGTAATATGCCTTCATACTTTACACAATTATTAACTTACCAATTAGCATGGCATTTAGCCGAAGTGATGACAGATCAAACAGCTAAATCTGAATATTGGAGAGGTGTAGCATTAGGAGTTGCTATTCAAGGATATAGAGGTGGTTTCTTTAGACAGGCAGTAAATATAGATTCGGCTGGTCAAACACCATCTGTCATACAAGATTATTTATTAACTGATGTGAGATAATATGGCTAGATTGCAACAATATCAATCTAACTTTTCATTAGGAGCAATAGATCCCCTACTACGAGGTCGTATAGATTTACAACAATATTATTCAGCTTTAGAAACTGCTAAGAATGTTCTGATAGAGCCACAAGGGGGATTTAGTCGAAGAGCTGGTTTAAAGTTTGTAACTGATCTTACATCTGACAATGCTTCTAATGGTGTAATGTTAATTCCTTTTGAATTTAGCACCACACAAAACTTTATGATTGTTGCAACAGCTTACAATACTTCAAATACAATTCGTTTTAGATTTTATATTAATCAAACATTAATAACTAATATTAATAGTTCTGGTAATAGTTATTTAGATTATTCGACAGGATCACTTTATTCAGTCAGTAATTACGATTTAAAAAAATTATATTTTACACAAAACACCGATACGTTAATTTGTGTCCATGAAAATATTATTCCTTTTACTGTGGTAAGAGGTAATGCAAATAACTTATGGACTATATCCCAAATATCTTTAGTAAAACCAAAAGCACAATTTACAAAAGCTACATCAAATCCTTCAGCTACAATTACACCAGATGCAAGTGATGGGACTGTAAATATAACTGCATCTTCTGGGGTATTTGCTTCTGGTAATGTTGATCAATACATAAATGTTTTAAATGGTTTTGGTAGAGCTAGAATAATAGAATTTACGTCATCAACAGTAGTAAAAGCTGTGACTGAAACACCTTTTTTTGAAAAAGACGTAGCCATAGCTTCTGGAGCTTGGGAGCTAGAAACTGGCTATGAAGATGCTTGGTCAGCAACTAGAGGTTATCCTAGAACTTGTACATTCCATGAAGGTAGACTTTATTTTGGTGGTAGTGCGACATTACCTTCAACTTTGTTTGCATCTAAGGTTGGACAGTTTTTTGACTTTAAAGCTGATGAAGGTTTAGACGATGATGCCATGCAAGTTACACTTACTACAGATAATGTTAATGCTATAAATGCTTTAAAATCTGGAAGAGATTTACAAATATTTACATCTGGTGCAGAATTTTTCTTACCTCAAGCTGATTTAGAACCTATTACTCCTTCAAACATAGTTGTTAAGTCAGCCACTAGAAGAGGATCTAAACCTAATATTAGACCTCAAGGAGCTGAAGGTGGAACATTGTTTATTCAAAGACAGGGAAAAGCATTGCGAGAAATGCTGTTTTCAGACGTAGAGCTGTCGTATGTGGCGAATAATATAAGTTTGCTCTCCTCACACTTAATTATCGATCCTCAAAAGATGGCTCTACGACCAGCCACAGATACGACAGAAGGCGATTTATTAATGATAATCAATGGTACATCTACTGCTGGTTATAGAGCTGTATCGACAGAATATGCTGGTACGATGGCTTGTTTTATGATGAATAAAAGCCAGAACATTATAGCTCCTTCATTTTTCAAAACTGATGGAGATTTCGTAGATGTAGCTGTCGATTTAGATGATATATTTGTGGTTGTAAAAAGAACTGTTGGTGGATCTACAAAACATTATCTAGAAGTTTTTGATGATGATTTTACAACAGATAGTGCTGTACAAAAATCAACTAGCTTTTCTGGGACAAGTTATTCTGGTCATGCTCATTTAGAAGGTAAAACAGTCGCAGTTATTAGAGATGATATAGTTGATCCATCTGTGGCAGTTTCATCTGGAGCAGTTACAACAATAGCTCAACCAGCAACATATATGGAAGCTGGATTAGATTTTGATGTCGAAGTTAAAACTATGCCTTTTGAAAGTAAATTGGCATCTGGATCAGTTCAAAGTCAGAAAAGAAGAATAGTTGAAATATCCCCTATTCTTTTTAAATCTCAAAACGTAGCCATTAATAATTTTGATATTCCTCTAGATACATTTCCTTTTGTTGGATCTGGTGGTGTGCCGACATTTACAGGAACTAAAAAGACGATGGGATTTCGTGGATATACCAGAGATGCCCAAATAACAATAACACAAACTCAACCAGTTTTTTTAACTGTATTAAGTTTAGATTTTAAAGTGAGTATAGGTCAATGAGTGGAGCTGAATTATATCTTATAGCTAGTGTTGTTTCTGCTGGTGCTACTTATGGAAAAGCAAAGTCTGATGCTAGAAACATGAGATCACAGGCATATCAAACTGAAATAAAAGGCAGAGTTGATAGAGCTAACTATAAACAACAAGGAATTGAAGTTTTAAAAGAAACTAATAAAGTTATGTCGGCAAATATAGCCAGAGCTTTTTCTGGTAATTTAGATCCATTTAAATCTGGAGAAACACCAGATATAATACAATCTTATAGTCTAAGAGCTGGTATGAATGATTTTAGTATTGCCAGAGATAATGCATCAATAGTTATGAAACAGGCAGAATATCAAGCTGAAAGTCTAAGAGCTTCTGCTAGAGATACAATGAAGTTTGCTACATTACAGCTTGTTAGTAGTGTTGCTATGGCTGGTTATAATTATTCAACTATTGGATCAGCTCCTTCTGGAAGTGCTATAGCTTCATCTTCAGCTAACACTAGTTTAACTCCCACATATAACTCAATGATGACACCTAGAGGATCTGGATCTTATGATTCTGCTAGGTTGCTTCCAAGTGGATAATTAATATGGCTGATAGATACCAAAGATATAAAACAAAAGGTCTGGCACTAAGGATGCCGACTGTTGATTTTAGTTTTGAAAAAACCAGATCTAATAATCTTGCTGGTCTTAGTAATAGTCTAGATAGAATGGCAGAAGTATTTTTTCGTAATGCTACACAGACAGCTAAGATTGAAGGTGCTGAATATGGTGCTTTAAATGCTCCTACAGAAAAACAATTACTAGATGCTTCTGAAAGTAATACTGAATTAGATTTTGTTGGAGATAAAGATACTGTCTTTGGTAGATATGCTAGAACAGCTACTCTTGAAGCTACATCTGATAAATTAACATTAATAGCCAAAGAAAAAATAGCTGAAGTTATGTTGGATGCAAAAGTAAATGATATTAGCCCAACAGAAGTATCTAAACAGTTAGACAGTATTACCTCTGGATTATCAGATGTATTAGATAATGAAAGTCCTGTTACATCTAAAAAATTTAAAGCTTCAATGGGTATATATGCTAATGCTGAATATAAGACCTATGCATCAAAATATATTACAGACAAACAAAAAGAACTAAGAAAGAATTGGGTATTAAATTATGAAGATGTATTAACTAATGGTCTACCTAAAATAATACAATCTGGATTTCCTAAAACAATTCCATCGGATATAACTAAAGATGGCAAAACTGTTTATAAAGATACAAATATAGTAGCAACTAAACAAATTCTAGAAACTCAAAAGAAAAAATTATTAGCAACAATGCCAATAGGAGTTTCTGCTTCTGAAGCTTTAGCATATTCAAAAAGGTTTGATGATCATGTGTTTCAATCAGCTAAAGACGTTGTACATGATGCTATTTTTAAAAATCAAGATCCTCGAAAAATTGTTGATTTAATAGAAAATAATAAATTCGATAAATTGCCTATAGCAATTCAAAGTGCTTTTTCTGTAGTCGGTGGAGAAAACAAAGCTGTTTTAAAAAAAATAGCTCAAGATGCTTATTATGAAAATTTAGATGATATCGAAAAAAATATTTCTCATAATAATATTGTTAGAGAAAATACAATAAAAACATTAGATGTAAATGCATCACAAGCATTGTTAAATCCTAATCCAACAGAAGGATTAAAATCATATAAATCAATCATAACTCAAATGTTTAAGTTAGATCCGAAAAAAGCAAACGAAATGCAAGAGATCTTAAAAGAAAATCCAGATTTAAAATATGCACCAAATTCAAAGTCATCAACCTTTGATAGTGTATCAATAGCCTTCAATGAAAAAGAAGTAATGATTACACAAGCTACTCTTAATAAATATTTATTAGAACGAAAATTAAGTAAATCTGATTACGATACTTTTTCTAAAAATTTAACAGCAAGAAATAATACAGAATTTAATAGAGCATTAGCTGATGCTAGATCCAGATTAAAAGTTCCTGTTTCAATTTTAGGTAATTCAGCAGTTATGAAATCATGGCAGTTTAACACTCTTAAAGATATTGAAGAAGGAATGTATAGAGCAAGAAGAGATGACGTTAACTTTGTTGCTAGTAAATGGCTAGAAGAAAATTATCTTGCATACAAAAAAAATGGAGAAGTTACAGAGCTTGATATTCTACAAGAACTTGGTGGAGATTATTTAAATAAAGATAATTTAAATAGATTAATAAATTTAGCTGATGGCGAAAGAAAAGCAGAATTAACAAGTATAAGAACCAGAATAGAAGATTGGAACTCCACACAAGGTAATACAAAGATAAAAGGTTATTAAATGGATGAGTTCGATAAAATATATGCTGAATTAGAAGCTGTTAGGAATGTACCTAATTCTTTTGTTTATAAGCATCCTATAACTGGGGAAACTAAAGAAGGTATTGGAGAAGCTCCTTTAAAATGGGGAGAATATCCAACTGGTGTTGAAATTGGTACTACTGAAGCTAATGATTACGATGCCTTTAGAAGCCAGTTCTATCCCCTTCCCCATGTAATGATAGAAGGAGATTTAGGAGAAGAAAGTAAGTTTGGTCTTACAAGTCCAGAAGTTATATCTATGTCCCAGAATATGCCAGAAGATAGTCAGCTAAATGATCCTAACTGGATATCAGCATCTAGATTATTACATGATTATATGCATCCAGAAAGAAATTCTATGGCATTAAAAGATGAAACAGGAGAAAGTTTTGCTACTTGGGGTATAAACTTTATGACTGCTTTTGATTATAACTTTTCTGCTCTAGCTGTTAATACAGTCAAATTAAATAATGCTCCACCAGAAGTTGCAAAGGCAATGTACTATCTTATGGAAACAGCCGATAGAGATGGAATGACATTAAAGAACTTTGGTAAAGGTGCTTTAGCTATGGCTGTAGATCCTTTTAACTTAGGTGTTTTAGCTACCTTTGGAATTGGAGTAGCTGGTAAATATGCTGGTCAGCAAGTAACTAAAATGGGATTTAAAGAACTACTTAAAAACATAGTTGTTTCTGCTCCTACAAAAGCTTCAATGGCAACTGGAGCTGAAGCTGGGTTTCTTACAATGGCTGATAATTTAGCCAGACAAAATGTAAAAGTAGATGCAGACGTACAAGATGAAATAGATCCTGTTGAAGCTGGTGTTTCTGCTGTTGCTGGTACTGTTTTAGGAGATAGAGCAACTGCTGGTATGGCTTCTGTTTTAGAAGGTGGCAGACGAATGTTAGTCGGAGCTGGTAAAGAAGCTGATAATTATTTAGCTAACAATCCAGACACAGGCACTACACTAAACATGGGAGCTGATCCTACTAGACCTATTGCTGAAGGTTTAAGTTCTATAGGTAAGGCTTTAGACGAAACAACACCTAAAGTAGATACTTCATATAGAATACAACACACACCAAATCCAGAAGGTGCTAGACTTGATGATATGACAGGTGGAGGGGATTATTTCCCAGACGATATATATTCAATAAATGGTTTAAGAATTTATGGGGATGCTAATAACAAATTTGATAGAGAAAGTTTTGATGCAATACAATCTGTCAAAGGTAAACCAGATGCAGAAGTTACAATTTATAGAGCTGTTCCAAATGAAGATAATATAAATACAATTAATTCTGGCGATTTTGTGACATTAAGTAGGGAATATGCAGAAATGCATGGAGCAAGTGGCTATGGTGTTGATGGTCAAGATGCTGGTAAGATTATTGAAGCAAAGGTTAAAGTAAAACATTTAAGGTCTGATGGTAATGATTTAAATGAATTTGGATATTTCCCAGAAAATAAAGGCGATGTTGCAAGAGCCATAATTCCTACTGAAGAAAAAAATGGTATTATAGCTTTTCATGGATCTGGTGCAGACTTTGATAAATTTGAATTAAGTAAGATTGGAACTGGCGAAGGTAATCAAGCTTATGGTTATGGATTATATTTTACTGATACTGAATCTATAGCTAAGTTTTATAGAAATACTGTTGAATATCAAAATAAAATAAAAGGTAGAAATAATCTTAAATACAAAGATAGATTTGTAGAAGATTTAGATAGTGAAGCACAATCAAGCGATCCTTATCAAAGGGCATTATTGAAAGTAAAAGGTCAACTTGATTATCATACTGGGAATCCACAAATAGCAATACAAAGATCAATACGATCTTTACTTGATGAAATAAGTGAAAATAAAAATAATAATATTGAGTTATCAACTGGTGTTTCAGTAAGTGATTATATTACAAAAAATAATAATGAAACTGTTGCAGAATTAAAAAAGCTTGATCCAAAATTATTTTCTCAAGAAACTGGAAAAACTTATCAAGTAAATATTAAAGCCTATAAACAAGAATTAATAAATTATGACACTTCTTTAAAAGAACAAACCAGAAGAAATCAATTAATATTAAGACCATATTACGAAAAATATGAAGTAGCTGAAACTGCTGATTTTGGAGATTTATTAGAAAAAGTCTATAGACACTTACCACAAGATGAATTTGCTGAACAACTTTCAAGACAGGGAATAAAAGGATTATTTTATAAAGCTGGTCGAACTAATACTCCAGATAGCAAAGCAACTAACTTTGTAATATTTGATGATGAAATAATAGATGTAATGAAAAAGTATGGAATTGTTGGTGCTATTGGTGTTTCGGCAATGAACGATAATGACAATGTTAATAGTCAAGAGGTTACAGATGGCAATACCTAATGATCCAATAATAGAAGAAGAAACTATATCCCCTGTATTACCTAACGATGCTATTGTAGCTAACGATCAAGACATTAATGGAAACGAAATCCTTAATGATGGAAATGATTATGTTAAAGTTGCAATGGCTAAACCTATTTCTAAAGTCGCTTCTAAAGTTGCTTCTGATGTTGCAGATGTCCTAGTAGCTCCAGCAGTTAAGAAAGCTAAAGAAAAAGCTAAGTTAGAAAATCAAAATATTGTAGAGCAATCTGTGGATGATAATCCTCTAGTTGTTTCAGCTAATGGCGAACTAAGAATTAGAAATGCAAATGCAGATGAGATGGAATTACTTAGTGGTTATGCTAATAGTCCACAACCAATTAAAGTTTCTGAACAAGGTGGTAAGCAGAAAAAATTTAAAGTTAATGGTCAAGTCATTCTGCCTAACCTTGACAATATTACCAGCTTAGATGGAGATGATGCTAGTTTAGATAAATTTCTAGCTTCAACATATTTAGCTTATAGAGATGCTAAAGTAGATGGTAAAACAATATTAGAAAAAGGTAATCGTGGATTTAAAGAAATTATACAAGATGCAAACAAAATAGGATCAGTCGATATTTTTCTTAAATTAATGAATAGAAAAAAAGGCGATCCAATATTTTCTGATGCAGAGCTTTTAGCTACTAGAAAAACTGTAATATCATTACAAATAAATGCCAAAAAATTATTAGATAAAGCTATAAAATCTGGAAGTTTATTAGATCTGGCTAAAGCTTCACAAGCAATATCAATAGAAGGTTATGCCAGTATTCAACTTAACAAAATACAGGAAGATTTAGGAAGAGCATTAGTATCAAATAAAATTATATCATCCCCTACTGCCAATAGAGTTGGAGCTATGAGTTCTATGTTAGAAGCTGTAGATGGTGGATTAACTGGATCTGCTGTAATTAATGAATCTAATCTAGCAGAGTTTGTTGAAGCTTATGGTGGAGAAGAAGGATTAAGACAGTTCTTAGCAATGTATAATAGATTGCCATCAGATATGCAAAAAAACCAATTTGCAAAACACAGCTTGTTCAAAAAAGCTGGAGATAGTTTAATTGAAATATTTCAATCAGCTCTATTATCTAATCCCCTAACTCATTCATTTAACTTTGCTGGTCAAACAGCATTTCAACAATTATTAATTCTTGAAAGAGCTTTAGGTGGAGAAGGTGCTGAAGCTTTGGCTATGTTCAAGGCTCAATTTAAATATATGCCACAAGCTTTTAAAGCTGGAATGTATGCTTTAAGACATGAAAAAAGTATGACTGAAGCATCAACAAAATTAGAAAGCAATATGAAAGCTATAAGCAGAGAAGCTTATGGACTTAGAAATACTGAAGAAGGTGGTGGAACTGCTGAAAATGCTTTTGCTCATTTTGCAGATGGCTTTGGTGTTATGATGAGATTGCAAGGTTACAGACCTATGTTAGCAATGGATGATATGTTTAAAGCTGTGCAAAGAGGTATGCAATTAGAAGCACTAGCTATAAGAGCTGAAAAAGATTCTTATAGTGCTGTTTTAGATACAGGCAAAGTTCCTAAAGGTTTTACAGGAACATTAGAAGATTATGCAAAACAAGAAGCAAAAAAAGCACATTTAAAAACATTGAACTCACAAACAGCATTTGATGAAGCTAGTCAGTTTGCTAGGATGGCTACCTTCCAAGATGATTTAGAAGGACTGCTTGGAAGTCCAAATGCTAGTGCTATTTTAAATAATCCATTAATGAAAATATTTATACCTTTCTATAAAACTCCTACAAAGATAGTGCAAAGAATTATGGAAAGAACACCAATGGCATTGTTATTGCCATCTGTTATGAGAGATCAATTAATCAATGGATCAGCATTTCAAAGAAAACAGGCATTAGCTAAAATAGGTTTAGGATCTGGAATGGGAGCAACTACAATGATGCTTTCATCTGGATTAATATCAGATGATGTTGTTATTACTGGCTATGGAGAAACAAATCCTAAAGCTAGAAAAACATGGCTTGAAACTCACGAACCATATTCTATTGGAGTTAAGAAAGACGATGGTACATGGGATTGGATTAGTTATAAACGTATTGATCCTTTATCTGGTGTTCTTGGTTTCTTTGCCGATACAGCTTACACAATGAGATTTACTAATGATCAAGAAAAATTATTTGATGCTTTTTTAAATACAACTATTGCTAGTACAAGATATGTTGCGACATCCCTTCCTATGACACAATTTATTGGAAGTTTAATAGATACTGCTGGATCTAGTTTTGAAACTCAAGATGGTAAATCTAAAAGAATTATGGAACTTATTGGAAAGCAAGTAACAACAACTGGTGGAACAATAGCACAGCAAATTGGAACTGGTGGATTTTTCGGTCAAGGAATGTCTGGGACTGTCGAAAGATACGTTAGTCCAGAAGCTTCTAATGTGATGCCAGAAGATAGATATGGATATATTCCGACTATTGGTATGCCATCATTTCTTAAAGGTCATTACGAAGGTTTAAACAGGCTTAGATCAAGAATACCTTATTTTTCAAAAACCTTACCACCTAAAACTAATAGATGGAATGAACCAATAAAACAGACAAATGGTGCAATTTGGGAAACATTTATACCATACAGAGTTATAAATAAAAAAGCTGGGAATGTTATTAATACAGAACTTAATAGAATAGGATTAGGATTTAATAACCTACCTAAAAACATGGGAGAACCTATGTTAGAATTGTCTGGTAAACAATATCAAAGATATATTGAACTATACAATAATCCTATGGCAACTAAATATAAAGATAAAATATCTGAAGGAAACATCCCTACTGCAATAGAAACTTTTAAAAATATAATTGAAGGTAAAACAGAATTTGATGGAGCTTTTGAAATTAGAGATGGAGAAGAAAACTATCTTAAAATGTTTGAAGGTACTGCACAGCCAGAATTAGTATCCTCAAATAGAAAACATAAGATAACTATCTTGAGAAGAATAGATAGTAAATACAGAGATATAGCTAAACAACTTATGTTTTTAGAATATCCAGATTTATTAGCTGTAAAAAACCAGAGGGAAAGTTACGAAAATGAGTTTGGAGAAAATCCACCTATGATCAATTCTCCAAGTGAAGCTGACTTAGATACAGCTAGAAGACAAAGAAATGAAATATTAGAAAATGCAGTAAACTAGGATAGATTATTTAGATGACACAATTTTATTTTTACTGTATAAACACTATAAGGAAGGTATAAAGTATGGCAACATTTAGTGTAAATGATACTTTACGAAGAGCTATTTTAACTGGGAATGGAAGTACAACTTCTTTTGCCTTTTCATTTCAAGTCAATGCAATATCAGATATCAAAGTTTATGTTGATGGAGTTTTAAAAACTCAAGGTACTGGATCAGCTAACTATGCTGTACAAAATGGATCTGGTGGTGCTGGACTATCTAATACTGGAACTGGTGCTGTGGTCTTTGTTACAGCTCCTTCTAATGCGACTACAGTAACAATCTTATCTGATATACCTTTAGCTAGAACTTCTCTTTATACATCTGGTGGAAACGTAACAGCATCGTCTTTAGAAAATGATTTCGATACTATTACAATGGCTCTTGGAGATAGAGAAGAAAGAGATGCAAGATCCTTACAAGCTCCTGTTCAAGATCCAACATCTGTAAATATGACACTACCAGCTAAAGCCGATAGATTAGGAAAACTTTTAGGATTTAATTCTTCTACTGGTAATCCTGAGATGACATTCACTGTAGCTGATGGAACTACTCTAGCAAATGTTGCTACAGATATAGCTACTCTTGCTGATATTGAAGATGGTACAGAAGGTACAAATACAATACAAACTGTAGCTGGTATATCTTCTAATGTTACTACTGTGGCTGGTGTTGCAAGCAGTGTGTCTACAGTAGCAGGTATATCGTCTAATGTAACCCCAGTAGCATCAAATGCTACTAATATAACTACAGTTGCAGAGTCAATTAGTAACGTAAATACAGTTGGTAACAATATAGGTAATGTTACTACTGTAAGTGGTATATCAGGCAATGTAACGACAGTTGCAGGTGTTACTAGTAATATGAATACTATTGTAGGTATAGCTTCAAATGTTACTACAGTAGCAGGTGTTGCAGGTGCTATTGAGCTTATAGGTACAGACTTAGGTAATAACTTTAACAATGTTTCAGACTATGGTGCTATTACATCTTCAGTCACAAGTAACTCAGGTACATCTAAAGTTAAAACTGTATCTGATGCTATAGCTAATGTTAATACAGT